CGAATCAAATTAACTTCATGGCTGACGTTGTAACATTCACAAAAAAGTTAATGGAGCAGGGAAAGTTCAAGTTTAATGAGAATAGGGATTTAATAAATGATTTTCATAAAGTCCAAAAAGTAATTACATCTAACAACAATACAACGTTCAGGATTGAGCGTGACAAGTCAGGGCATGGAGACAGAGCGATAGCAGTAATGCTGGCACTTTATAATTTCAAAGAAGACAATGAGCCGAATATGTTTTTTTTGGATTAGTAGAAATTTATCTTGACATTAACAAATAAATTTACAAAGTTTGTATTAGTTCTTAAGAAGACCGGTTAAAGCCGTAACTAAAAATTAGAAGGCGAAGCTTCAACATACAGCAGAAATGCAGTGTGTGTTGAGGTTTCGCCTTTTTGTTTATTAAAAAGAGAATTGGGAATATTAGACTACATAAAAAGCCGAGCAATAAACCTCATAAGCAAGAGCACGACTGTAAACCTACAGGAATCCGCAAGATTCAAAGATTTATTTTCAGATTATTTCAATTTAAACAATTTAAAGATCTCTTCATGGGTTAGCGATTGCTGCGATATTTACGGTAAGATGCTAATGAAAACAGAGTTTGAGCTGTATGATATTTCAGGTGAAGAAAAAAGGGAAGTAGAAAAACATCCGATACTTGATATATTCAAACAGCCAAATCCTTTCCAGTACTGGAGTGAAATTAAATACAACATAGGATATCATGCAGGGATATACGGAGAGTCATTCCTTTACAAGCTCCGCGATGCGCTTGGGATAGTTCGCGGGATACTTATGCTCCCAAATGCGGCAGTGCAGGCAGTTTCAATAAACTCTTATCTTGACCATTATACAGTTTCATTCAAGAGCGGGCTCGTTGATGTACCGGTTAATGACATGATACATTTGCGTTATCCTAACCCGGATGTGAAAGTAGCAGGCAAAGCAATCGTAAGCGGGATACTTGACACGGTTGAAGTCGATAAGCTCCAGACGGCATATCAAAAGAAGTTTTTTGAAAAAGGCGGGTTTATGGGGCTTACTTTTTCTTCAGACGTAAATCTCAGCAAAGATACATTCAAAGAAAAAGCAAAACTATTCTCGGAGAAATACGGCGGGTTAAACAATGCTTTCAGGGTTGGACTGCTGGATTCAGGATTCAAACCGATTAATCCGTCTCATACAATCAAGGACATGGATATTTCAACACAGCGAAATTTAACACGTGACGAAATACTCGCTGCTTTCCAGATTTCAAAATTTCAACTTGGCATGGGTGAAAGTATTAACCGTGCAACAGCAAAAGAAAACTCAATGAGATTTGCAGGGGATGTGATTGAACCTTTGCTATACCTTTACGATGATGTTTTAACTTATTCGCTATGCGTGAATGAAAAAGGCTGGGACTGGCTTGCTATAAAACATGAAAATACATCTCCACGTGACCTTGAAACCGATTCACTATGGTATGATACCATGACAAAGAACGCTGCTATAACGCCAAATGAGATAAGGGCTTATGAAGATATGGAACCGATTGCCGATACAAGAATGGATTTGCCTATTACTTTGCAAGCAAAGACGGTCCCACAAACTCAAAACTAAAATTTTAGGAAATGGAATTAACACAAGAACAGATTAAAGAACTCCAAAAAACACAATACCTCGCAATTACGGACTTAAACGAGGAAAAGGCAACTCCGCAATTACAGCAGGAGCGCAGGATTGTACACTGGATTTCAACGCCTACGCTTGACCGTGTTGCTGATAGGATGATGCCAAAGGGCTGCGACTCTTCAAAGTTTGAGGAAACAAAGACGGTATTTATCGGACATGACTATTCAAGAATACTCGGTAAAAACGTGAAGATGAATAAGACGCATGACGGAGTGAAGGTAACAACTTATTTTTCAAAAGAAACGCAAATGGCGGACGATGAATACCGCCTGCACTTAGAAGGAGTTGTTAACGGCTGGAGTATTGGTTTCAAACCTGTTCTTGACAGCAAGACGGGAATGATTAAAGAAGGTTCGATTGAATGGATTGCGGATACAAACATAAGAATATTTCACGAATGGGAACTGCTTGAATATTCGAGCACCGGTATCCCTGCAAACCCTGAATGTCTTGACATAGCAAAGTCGATTGTAAAATCGGTAGAATATAAGCACTTCATAGAAAAGACCACAGACAAGCTCGAATTTGAAAAGGCAATAAAATCACAGAGTGATAAGATTTTACAGTTACAAGAGCTTATTGAAGAGCTCAAGACAGGAAACAACATACAAGAAATACAAAAAGAAATTTCAGAAATAAAGTCCAAACTGGAAACCGCTGGGAAAGCAAACGTAAGGACACAGCTATTCAATGCAGAGGAAGTCCAAAGCATTGTAGCAAAATCCATTGTTGGTGCTTTCAGCGAATTTACTGGAAGGAAATATAAGATATGAGCAACAGCAGAGCCATAAAAAGAAGCGTTAAGAAGTACATTACTAAAAAATACTTATTCCAGTGGATCAACGGAAAGAGGTTTAATGTGCTTTACTACGTTTCGCTCGCTGTAATAATTCTGCTCATGGCAACAATTTATTTAACTCAAAAATTTAATTAAAATGAAAATGAACAAAGTTTTTAAATTAGCAACTCTTCTAATCATAACAGGCTTATGTTTTGCTCTTGATGCAGGACTGGGAATGTTCAGCGGCTCTATAATGCTTGGATTTCTCGGAGTAGCCGGTGAGCTGACAGAAGACCAGAAAAGAGAAAAAGAAGATTTCTTAAAATCAGTTGGTGAAGGAGTTTCAATAGGATTAAAGCCTATTATGCAGGAGCTTAAAGAGGTAATGGGTAAAGTAAAAGCTGAACCCGTCGGAAAAGACCTGAGAAAAGAACTGAGGGCAACAAACCCTGAATACAGGCTTTCATGCTTTATAACAGCTCTTAAAAAGAATGATGAAGCAACCATCAAAGAAATACTTGCAGAAGAAAAAGCAATTACAACCGCAAACAACGAAACAACAACGACAGCAGGCGGATATCTTGTACCTGCAATAACAGAAGCAAAGATTAATGAACTGATACCGACATACTCACAGGCGCTTAAAGTCTGCTCTGTTATGCCTATGACATCGGGTAATGTAATCAATATACCAAAGCTTACAACCGGATGCTCAGGTAACTGGGTTGATGAACAGGCTGCAATCACACCAGAGAACTTCGTGCTCGGAGTTGACACACTGACTCCGAAAAAGTGGGCTGGCAACATTCCGCTTTCAAACGAATTGCTTGAAGATTCAAACCCTGCAATCGGAGCTTTCCTGATAAAACATCTTGCAATAGCATCGGGCGTTGCTCTTGATACAAAGGTATTCCAGAACGGCAATACAATTTTGACAGGGCTCTTCTACGCATCAAACAGCTTTGGCTCAACAGTGACAACATCGGGCACGAATCCAAACACAGTCATTTATGATGACTTTGTGAATGCAACGCTGGGTGTTGACATGAACTATAATAACAATCCTGTCTGGTTAATGTCACGCTCGGTTCTCGGAATTGCTTTAACTCTTAAGGATGCTTTAAGCGGCAGACCTTTATTCGATTATAACACAAAGACATTGCTCGGCTATCCTGTTGTAATCGTTGAAAAAGCACCGACATCGGCAGACGTTGCAAGCAAACCGATTGTCTTATTTGGTGACTTCACAAACTCAACAGTCGGCGACGTACTCGGTACAAGAATCCTGATTGCAAATGAAGGATCTGTAACAATTAACGGTTCTTACGTTTCACTGCTTGAGAATGATTTATCGGCAGTAAGAGCAATTAAACGTTGGGCATTCGCACCAGGATTAACAGGTGCATACTCGGTAATTAAAACACACGCATAAACATTTGATCCTCCTGGGCGGGCTTTCGACTGACATGGGATAAAGCCCGCCTTTAAGAAGGGATTAGGAAAGACAAGATGATAAAAGTAAAAATTAAATCGGACTCAAACTATAAAGGCAGATGGTACTTCAAGGGTGAAGAAGCTATGATTGACGCTGAAACATTAAGCGCATTCGGTGAAGGACATTTTGAAGTGCTTGAAGCTGAAAAGATTGAGGGAGTGAAAGAGAAACCACAGAAAGAAATTCCTAACAAAAAATTAAAGGGTATAAAGATAAAATGAAAAAAGTAAAATTTTTAATCGTTGCGATGCTTTTGCTTGTGCTTACAGGCATAGCAAGCTCGCAGTATTTAACCAGCTCAATAAGCTCGACACAGGACACGGTTCTTGTCAACGGCTCGACAGATGCAGGCTCGAGATGGTTTACAAATACCAATGACTATGCAAAAATATTCATTGAGGTAAACAATGGGGTTTATTGGCGTTCTTACGAACTCGCGTATCCAACAAAGATGCTCGGTTCATTAAGGGCTTACATTGAGGGCGCTGATACAACTTTAATGGTACAATCAGACCAGGGGAGCGCATACATAGGCATAC